ATATGCCAATGCTCTTGCTTGAGATAAACTAAACTGACCGCCTAAAAATGTTGCCGCAACTAATTCTTTTTCAATTCCTTCTTCAAAATTAAGTAATCCTTCGGTAGTTTTTAAAACACTTTTTAAATTAGTACCAAGTCTTCTCGCTTCTATTGCCTGTTTTGCTATTTCTTTAGCGTTACCTTTAAAGTACTTATATGTTTCTTCGGATGCATCAGCAATATCTTCAAAGACTTTAGCAGGTGCTATTCCAACTTGATTTGCTAATTCAGCAGTTTGTATTGATAAACCTGCAGCAGTTTCCGCACTAAATCCACCAATACTTTGGAACATTTGATTTACCATCGCCGCATCTTTCGCTGCAATAGCAAATTGAGTTCCCATTAATGAAACTGAGTCTTGAACCGCTTTTGACAATTGAGTACTATCTGAAAATGCATCTTTTAATGCAGCTATACTCTTATATGCCTCTTCTGCCGTTAATCCAAGATCTCTAAATTCATGTACTGAATCTTTTACATTTTGTTGGATTTCTTTTGTTTGGCTGTTTGTGAGTCCTGTTTCTTTTCTAAAATTACCGGCAGCTTCTTCTATTTCCGTAAATTCCACTAAAGCCGCACCTAATAGTGCACCTAATAATACTATTGGACCCAATCCTGCTGCCAATCCTTTTGCCATATCTTTTATAACGGTCAATGCGGATTGTAATCCTTCTGGTAGTTGATTTATTAAACCATTGGCTTGATTTTGCAATTCATTTAAACGTTCTTGTTGTTGAACCATGTTCTCTTTTACTAAAAACGCTTTATATGCTATATCATAGTTTTCTTCAGATAATCCTCTATTTTCTGATTCAAATTCTTCTCTTCGTCTTTGTGCATCAGTAATACCAAACATACTATCTTTTGCGTCCACTAAAGCTTCTGCCTGGTCAATTAACTCTTGTCTTACCGATGTTAATGATTTAATTTGCTCATCTAGTGCAGCTTTTGTAAGTTCATCTGCATTTAAAGTTTGATGTTTTAAATCTAATATTTGATTTGTTATAGCTGCAAGTTGATTACCACTATTGTTACTTGTTGTTAATATTTGTTTTACTCTAGGATTTAATTTTGTAAAAGAATTTCCTAAATCGTCTTGAAGCTTATTATATTCTTCTAATCTTTCACCTGCATCTTTCCAAAAATCAGCATAATCTTCAGCATCATCTTTAATTTCCTGAATTACATCAGATTGTTGCTCTAAATTTTTAAGATGTTCTCTATCTTTCTGATTTCTCTTTTCTAATCTTTTTATTTCTTCTTGCCCAGCAACAGCAATACGTTTATTTCTTTCTTCAATTCTTTGAGAAATTTCATCCTGTTCTTTTTGTATATCCAGGAGCTTTTGTTGTTCTTCGGGTGTTAAATTCCTTGCCATTAATTAATTAGTCTTTACCAACTAAGCCAGTTTGTTGCAGCCATTTATATCTTTCAGGATTTTTAGATTTAACTTTATCCAAATAATCTTTTGCAGATGAGTTCAAATCTTTTAAATCGCTTTGTAGTTTTTTTAATACAGGATCATTATCAATAATATTTTGAAGTTTATCTGGAGTTTTTTTACTCGCAAATAATCCCCAAAATTCATTTAAATTTGATTCTGAAATTTTGTATTTTTTTGCCATGATGTTTTAGTTTACACTTATTCAAAGTATAAATATCTTATAAAAGAAAAAGTTAGGACTATCGTTTAATCCTAACTTTTGATGCATTTGCACTTTTTTCTACCTGTTTATTTTGTTCGGCTTCTTTTTTCTTAGATTCTACCAACTTTTCGTAATAAAACATCCTTAAATATGTTGGCATCTTATATAGTTCCATCATCGTAAAGCCGTTACTGTACTCAACCATTTCAAAGATTTGAGTATGTAAAAGAATACTATGATTCTTCGCTAGGCCAAAAAAACCCGATACCCATAGGTATAGGCGCCTCCTCCACCTCACCATCTTCATGAGTGTATTGGAATACCATATTCATATCTGGTGATATTTTCTTAACATATTCTCTAAAAGCTCTACTATCTCTAGCTAAAAATTCGTTGTTGATAAATTTAGAAATTCTACCCAAATCTCTATTACCATCAACAGCTTTTATCATATATCTCAAACGAGTTGTGATTTCAAAAGAACTATCTTTATTTAATTTTTCCAAAGCTTCAATATCCTTATCAATCAACTTTTCATCACCATGTGTTAAAAGTTTGAATGTAAGTGTATTTTTTCCTAAAGGAGTTACGAATTCAAATTCATTTTTGTTATTAAATTCTGATAAATCAATATCTTTTGTTTTAATAGTACCTAAATCTACTGATGTACTAATACTTTTATTCAGTTTCCTAGAATAAAATTGTATATCATATTTTGGTCCATATCCCAATAATCTTGTAGCCAAAACGATAGCGTTTTTATCTCCTATCAATATATCATCTAAATTTACTTTATCAACCACTATTGATTCAAAAAGTTTATCTAATACAATTCCTTTTTTAATAAGATTTGAAGAAGAAAGAATATCTTCTTCTTTTGCCGTCATATATTTGATAGTAATATTTCCACTTGATAAAGGATTATCTTTTGGATAAATCTTTCCTTTGGATGGTAATTCTAATACCTGGGTTGGAAAATCAAATTGTTTTTCACTCATAACTTGTATTTTTGTTTTGTATATATAAATACATAAAACTAAAAAAATTGGAAATAAAAAAGGGATACCTTTTGAGTATCCCTTATTTTTATTCGTTTTTGAGTATTAGTACTCAAGAATTGCGTAATCGTAAGTAAGTGTCAATTCAATAGTAGCCGGTTCATTCTCACTTGAAAAATCCAACTCACCAAAGTTAGCTCTTGAAATAAAAGCTCCCATTAAAGTCCATTTTTCAATCTTATCACCAACAGGTCCTAATAAGTAGAAGTTTAAGTTCTTCTTATAGAATTCCGCATAACCATCTCTACCGGTAATTGATTCGTGTGATAAACGAACCCATTCCATTACATATTGTGCTGCAGAAGGTACAATTGGGTCATAAAGTGTAATGTTTAAATCTTGCCATTCACCCTTACCTTTTAACTTTCTGTAAGTATTAATATGGTCAATCTTAACAGTTTGAAATTGGATTTCTGGTCTGTTAGCTGCTTTAACCATATATGCTGGAATTCCCGTATCCGCCATTTCCATGTAGTAGCGGTTTTTCATTTTCGGCTCAAACTGAGAGAAAATCATCTGGTCATACGGTAATATTAAATCTTCTGCCATTTTTCTTTCCTTTTATTTTATATTAATAAATATCTCTTTTGTTTCTTTTCATATTATGCTGAGAAACTAGCTCCAGTTGGTAAGATGTTGAAATCAATTACGATGAATTCCGCAGTCTTAGTTGGTTGAAGATAGATAGCTCCTGCTAATATGTTTCTATCAATCACATCCGGTGTATTATTTGTATCATCCATTACAACATTGAAAGCGTATAAACCTTGTCTTTGTTGGATTGATTCCAAATAAGGAGTTACGGTGTTTATAAATCTGCTTCTAGTTGCTGATGTATTTTGTTCAAATACTAAATATCTAGATGTAGATGCGATAAACTTCTTAACAGTGATAAGTAATCTTCTTACGTTGATTCTATCCAATGCTGATGCTTTATCTTGTAAAGTCTTCTGTCCAAATGCTACAATACCTTGTCCAGGGAATGCCGCAATTGGGTTTACTTTGTTCTCATATAGAGTATCTCTTTCAGAGTGTGTAAGTCTATTTAATACACTTACAGCTCCTACGATACCACCTCTATTCAAACCTGCTGGTGCAAACCATTCTGCAGATAATCTATCACTACTTGCATAAACCGCAGGAAGTAATACTGAAGGTGGAACAGTTGTTATTTTATTCGTATTAACATCAATTGTTTTTAACCAAGGATAGTAACAAGCCGCGTAGTTTGAATCTACAGAGTTTGCTTGTTCAGTTGCTACAGTTATTGAAGAATCGTAATCAGTAAAGTCAGCAATGTAGAAACAATCTTGTCTATCTTCACACATATCAATAATTCTTTGTACTATTGATGGGTGTAATTCTCTATTAATACCAGGTGCTACAACTAAGTTAATATCATACTCATCAGGATTAGATAAAGCGTTTATAGCTTTTGTATATCCAATTGAACCAGATGAAGTTGATGTAGAACAATCAAGTCCTTGGTTATTAGCTGGTCCCCAAATATCATTTCCTTGAGAATCTTTATCACCTGCTTTAGCAATTTTAACAGTTGGATTTACGCCATCAAATCCACCTTGGAATGCTACAGCGAATTGTCTTTTAACCATATCAACAGCTGCAGAACCAGTCAACTTATAAGTTAATTGTGAATCAAATGCAAACAATGTATTTGAACCAGTTCCTACATTTTCAGGAATAGGTTTTAAGTATTGTTCGTTATCAATTAGAACAGTTGTTGATTCAAAATCAAATCCAGAATAATAAAGTGGAGATGATGAACTATTAGTTGCAGAGCCAGTTTGGAAAGTTACAGCTGGAACTTTTAAATCTTCCGATGGACTATTTGTTTTAATTGGTAATTCATATGAATTATGTCCAAATGGTGCTGCTGAAATTGGGAATGTACCAGGAGTAGCTACTTCAACTCTAATATTAAGTGATTTATTTGAGTAATCACCATATTCGGTAATTTTACCATTACTATCAATTTCAAACCATCTATCACCAATTACTCTTGCAATATATCTTGGAGATGATGGGTCTAATGTTACATTGTTCCAAGTCTCAATTACACTCTTTCTCTTATCAGTATCACCATATGTTCTAAGTGATATAGAGAATACAGCATAATCAGTAGAACCATCTTCGCCTGCTGCTTTTACATTAGAGATACCAATTTTATATTTCTTATTATAAACATTACCATGACCAATTGTATGGAAACGGAAAAGTTCATATCTTAAATCATTGTTGTCTTTTTGAGAAACAATCCACGGTGTAGATGCTTTTTGAGAATCAAATGAAAAATCTTGTGTTGGAAGTTGAATTGCAGAAATAGTTACACCACTTGCACCACCACCGTCAGTATCATATTCAGCTGCTATATTTTCAAAATATGTATAAGAATATGCTGCTTTAGTTCCATATGGTGATTCACCAAATACATCTTTAATATCATTTTGTGAAGAAGGTAATACTGATGCAGAAATCCAACCGATACCAGAACCAGAAACTAAGAATGATCCTGAATAAGCCGCTCTACCATCATTAATTAAAGTAGGAGTAGGAAAACCGAAGCTTTCGTTACCTGCAGTTGTAGAATGTAGAGTAGCTACAATTTTTTGTCCCGCTGCTCCATTCGCTACAATAGCTAAAGGTGCTGCTTGAGTATAACCACCGATTCCACCAACTCTTACTACAGTTGCTGAACCAGCTTCTCTTAAATAATTTTGTACTGCGTATTCAGTATAATAAGTTCCATCAGGAACTCCAAAAATTGTTTCAAACTCTGATTGAGTTCTAACAATTGTAGGAACATATACAGGTCCTTGTTTGAAAGGTCCTATGAATGCTCCACCTATTTCACCGATTCCTTGCGCTAAGAAGGAAAGGTCATTTTCTCTTGTGAATACACCAGGTGATACTATTCTTTCTGCCATTTTATTTCTCCAATTTGATTTTTAATAGTGGTATTTGTTGTCAAAAATACACATATAAATATAAACAAAATACCCAAAACACAAATTTGAATTCAAAAGTATGTTTTGGGTAAATTTATTTTAAAATTTAGCTTTTTTAGCTAGGAGTTCCACCATTTATCCCTTGCGATGGTATTACGTTTGCATCGGGATTAGGTGTTACTGAATAGGAGCCAGATTCTGGAGCCCAAGGGAATGCAGTTGCATCAACTCTAGTTTCAACATATTTCTTTTCGTTGATTTGTTTTTCAATTCTTCCCATAATGTGTTCCCAATAGTTTGTACTCATATTAGAACCACTAACTACATTTTTAACCCAACCTAACACTTGTGTTTCAGTAAGGTTTTGATAGCTTGTAAAATTGTTAGGGTCTACTTCAACTGGTTTAAATGGTGTTGCACCATCAAATGAACCTTCATATCCATCTTCATCTGTTGCGGTTACTTTCCAGTTTGTACCAATTACAATATCTTCTAAGGAATCATTATTAGCTTTTCTTAATGCTTTAAGTTCCCATGTAAAAGTGTATGCCATATATTTTTTGTTTTTATATAAATATATTGATTTTCAAAATAACTATCAAGTTTTATTTATCAAAGATTTTAAAAGTTCTTTAATCTCTTTAATCTCTTGATTTTGATTATCTATTATTTGTTGTTGTTCTTTTATAGCTTCTACCAATAACGG